ATCTTCCGGTCACCCGTGGCAAGTGAGGTTTTTGGAGGCGATTGCCAGGGGTGACCGGAAGATATCTGTGAGAAGTGGCCACGGGGTGGGCAAATCCACTGCAAGCAGCTGGGCCATGCTTTGGTACTTTATGACCAGGAGTCCGGTGAAGGTGGTGGTGACTGCACCGACAAGCTCTCAGCTGTATGACGCGATGTTTGCGGAGCTGAAGAGGTGGATCAATGCGATGCCTTTGCCATTGCAGGGGCTGCTGACAGTTAAGCAAGAGAGGATTGAATTTAATGCTGCGCCAACTGAGATGTTTATCAGTGCCAGGACAAGCAGGGCAGAGCAGCCAGAGGCTTTGCAGGGGATTCACTCAGAGAATGTGATGCTAGTGGCTGATGAGGCTTCGGGTGTGCCAGAGCAAGTGTTCGAGGCTGCGGCTGGCTCGATGTCGGGTCATAACGCTGTGACGCTGCTTTTGGGGAATCCTGTGAGGAGCAGTGGGTTCTTTTACGACACGCATACAAGGCTTAGTGATGAGTGGACCACATTCCAGGTGGCGTGTACGGATTCGCCACGGGTGTCGGATGAGTATGTCAAAGAGATGGCCATGCGTTATGGTGAGGACAGCAATGTCTACCGGATCAGGGTTATTGGTGAGTTTCCAAAAGGTGATGACGACACAGTGATTGCGATGGATTTACTGGAGAGTGCGGTCAATCGGGATGTCGCGCCAAGCGAGTACGCGCCCATGATCTGGGGCTTGGATGTGGCGCGGTTTGGCTCAGACCGATCAGCCCTCTGCAAGCGCCAGGGCAATGCGGTGACTGAGAATATTCGGACCTGGAAGAATTTGGACTTGATGCAATTGACTGGTGCGGTGGTGGCTGAGTATCAGACGCTGGCTCCAAGCCAGCAGCCTAAAGAGATATTGGTGGACAGTATTGGCCTTGGTGCTGGGGTGGTGGACAGATTGCGGGAGCTGGGGCTGCCGGCCAGGGGGATCAATGTCTCTGAGTCGCCAGCCATGGGCGGGACTTATCGGAATCTCAAGGCAGAGCTTTGGTACAAGGCACGGGCGTGGCTTGAGGCGAGAGACTGCAAGATGCCAAAGGATGATGTGTTGATCAGTGAGTTGGCCACAGTGCGCTACAGTTTCACCAGCAATGGCAAGATTGCGATTGAGGGTAAAGACGACATCAAGAGGAGAGGGCTGCCAAGCCCCGACAAGGCTGATGCGTTTGTGCTGACATTTGCAAGCGATGCGATCTCTGGCATGTATGGGTCGGCAAGCTCAAGCAAGTGGAGCCAGCCACTGCGCAGAAACCTTGTCAGGGTTGCATAATTCGGGTATCCACAAACAACAGGAGGATGGCCATGAAGGCGATGAGTAAAGCGCAAAAGAAGGTTGGCAAGGTGATGGGCGAGTTTGGAGCTGGCAAACTGCACAGCGGCAAGGGCGGCCCAGTGGTCAAGAATCCCAAGCAGGCGATTGCCATTGCCATGAGCGAGGCAAAGATGCCCATGCGTGGCCAGCGTACAGCAAAGAATAAGGCGAAAAAATAATGGCTACGATCAAAGAAACCATGAGCCAGGTCATGGACAGGGAAGAGGGCGAAGACATGGAGTCTGGCGAGAGCTGCCCCATGCCCACGCAAGACATTACCTTGAATCTGAAAAACAGAGCCAAGGCAATCACCAGCGCGGCCTATGGTCCTGAGAATCCAAAGCTGCCCAATGAGGCGTTTTGGCGTAAGAAGGCAGACCAGTGGGATGTCTCAACCGAAGATGCCAAGCAAAGCCTGTGCGGTAACTGCGCGGCTTTCAATGTCTCTGACAACATGAAGCAGTGCATTGCGCAGGGCATCGGCATGGAGGCAGACCCATGGGGAACAATCAAGTTGGCTGACCTGGGTTATTGTGAAATTTTCGACTTCAAGTGTGCAGCCTCAAGAACTTGCGATGCGTGGGTGGTGGGTGGCCCCAACACTGGTGAGCAAGAGGGCGAAGACATGGAAGAGGGTGAAGACTACGAAGAGGGAGAAGAGGAATGAAAGCTGGTCTCTATGCCAACATTGCAGCCAAACGCGAGCGTATAGCCGCTGGCAGCAAAGAGAAGATGAGAAAGCCTGGTACAAAGGGCGCTCCAACAGCTGCTGACTTCAAGGCTGCGGCCAAGACTGCAAAGAAGCCAAAGAAATGAAGACCCCAGCTTGGCAGCGTAAGGAGGGCAAAAGCCCATCAGGCGGGTTAAATGCCAAAGGCCGTGCAAGCGCAAAGGCTGAAGGCATGAACTTGAAAGCGCCAGTCAAGTCTGGCGACAACCCAAGGCGCGCCAGTTTCTTGGCACGCATGGGCAATATGCCTGGGCCTGAGATGAAGGGTGGCGAGCCGACTAGGCTGCTGCTGTCATTGAAGGCATGGGGTGCAAGCTCTAAGGCTGATGCCAAAGCCAAGGCGGCTGCAATCAGTGCCAGGAATAAGGCAAAGAAATGATCTGTCCAATTGTCATTGCCACAGTCAAAGGCCACGGATTGGCTGTGCTGCTGGAGTCAATCAAGCAGTATGCGCCAGAGTGTCCGGTTTACCTAAGAGGCCCAGAGTCGGTGATTGAGAAATTCAATGCTGACTTCAAGATTTATGGCCAGCCAAGAAACTTTGGCGATGACTACAACCAGGTGATTGAGGCAGCTTTGAAGGACTGGTCATCTTGCATTGTGGCCAATGACGACATTGTGCTGACACCGACAAGCGTGAAGACGCTGATGGAAGATGTGGCCATTGTCAGGACCATGAACAGCTACAAAGCTGGATGGGTGGCGGCCAGGACTGATGCGGCCAGACCTTGTCAGAATGTGCGCATTACTGAACAGCCAGAGCAGCTGAATTTTTATAAATTCCCGTCAGAGTCGCACATTAAGTTGGTGCAAGAAATCAGCCCAATATTTGCATGGATATCAAGTGATGCATTTGGAGAGGCAAAGTTTCCCCCTCTGAATTGGTACAGTGATGATGTGCATTGTATGGATTTGGTGAGAAAAGGCTATGGCCACTATGTGAGCGCCAGTTATGTCCACCACATTGGCAGCAACACGATTGGTTTCAATGCGCAGAAGCTCCATGAGGATGCGCTGCCATGGCTTAGAGAGAATCGGCCAGAATATGCGAGTGCCTGGTTTGATTCTTAATCTAGGTTCCGGCAAAGACTGGCATCCTGAGTATCTCAACGCAGATATTCAAGCCAGCAAAAATCCTGACTGGCTGGTTGACATCAGCAAGGTTAAGTGGGGCGACACGCTAGAAACAAGGTTTGGTCAGCTGGAGATTGTGCCAGGAATGTTTGAGGCTATTTTGGCCAACGATGTCCTGGAACACATACCCAACTTGGTTGATGCCATGACCAATTGCAAAGAGCTTTTGATGGTCGGTGGCCAGATGCGCATTCATGTGCCGTATGAGTTAAGTCTCGGTGCATGGCAAGACCCGACCCATGTTAGAGCGTTTAACGAAAATTCTTGGCGGTATTACACCGATTGGCATTGGTATCTTGGCTGGCCAGATCGCTTTGAGATGACGACCTTTGAAATGAGGCTCTCAAAGCTCGGGGAAGCACTAGAATTGCCAGAAGATCAAATTGTTCGCACGCCAAGGGCTGTGGACTCCATGTATGTGGTTTTAACAAAGGTCAAGCCATGATTGAGCAAAATATCACTGAAAACTTATCTACCGACATTGCAGCCAAACAGCCAATGGATGATGCAGAGCTGCAAAGCATCATCACGCAAGACCTGACCGATGCGGTGAGTTATGTTGACAGTGATCTGTCACCCACACGCGCAAAGGGCACTGAATACTATCGCGGTGACTTATTCGGCAATGAGGTTGAAGGCAACAGCAAGGTGGTGGCCATGGAAGTGCGGGACACTGTCTCGGCCATGCTGCCAAGCCTGATGCGCGTTTTCTTCAGCTCTGAGAATGTGGTTGAGTTTGCGCCCCGTGGACCCGAGGATGTTCAGATGGCCCAACAGGCCACGGACTATGCCAATTATGTTTTCCAAAACGACAACAACGGGTTTTTGACCAGTTACGCAATTTTTAAAGATGCCTTGGTCAGGAAATGCGGCATTGCAAAATTCTGGTGGGAAGATGAAGAGAAGGTCCGGATTGAGGAATACACCGGCCTTGATGACCAGACATTGGAAATGCTCATGCAAGAGCCTGGTGCTGAAGTCAAGATTGTTGTGTCTTATCCAGACCCAGCCATTGATGAGGCACAGCTAACAACAGTCGATCCAATGACAGGCGCGCCAATGGTGATGCCTGCCCCGATGATCCATGATGTGCAGATCAAGCGCATCACAAAGGATGGCCGCATCAAGATCATGGCCGTGCCGCCAGAGGAGCTGCTGCTGGATAGACGCGCCAGGTCATTTGATGAGTCGACCATCATTGCCCACAGGCAGATGGCCACAGTGGCTGATCTGATTGCCATGGGCTATGACCAGGATGAGATTGAAGAGAATCTGTCAACGACAGATTTAGACAGCAATGACGAGTATTTGGCACGCCAGCCACTGTCAACAACATTTGGCACAAATGACGCTGCCAATCCAATGATGCGAAGAGTGCTGTACATCGAGGCTTATTCGCATGTGGACTATGACAATGATGGCATTGCAGAGCTGAGAAAAGTCTGCTGTATGGGTGGCGGCTACAAGGTGGTGCGCAATCTGCCAGCAAGCTACATTCCATTTGCTGACTTTCCATGTGACCCAGAGCCACACACAAGCCCATTGGAGGCGATGTCGATTTTTGACATTACCCGCGACTTACAAGAGATCAAGTCTGAAATCCTCAGAAACACATTGGACAGCTTGGCCCAGAGCATTCACCCACGCACTGCGGTGGTCGAGGGTCAGGTCAACATCGATGATGTCTTGAACAATGAGACGGGCGCAATCATTCGTATGCGCGCCCCTGGCATGGTTCAGCCATTGACGACTCCATTTGTTGGCCAGGCTGCATTCCCGATGATGGAATACATGGACCAGATCAAAGAAGATCGCACCGGCATGAGCAAGGCGGCCATGGGCTTGAATGCTGATGCATTGCAGTCAAGCACCAAGGCGGCAGTCAATGCCACGATCAGCGCCAGCCAAGGCCGCATTGAGCTGACAGCACGCATCTTGGCCGAGGGCATGAAAAAGCTATTCAAAGGCATTTTGTTTTTGGCCACAACGCACCAGGACAAGCCAAGAATGGTTCGTATGCGCAACGAGTGGGTGCAGATCGATCCCAGATTCTGGGACACGGCCATGGATGCCAACATCAACATTGCCCTAGGCAATGGCGACACCAACGAGAAGCTGCAAGCGCTGATGATGATCATGTCCAAGCAAGAGCAAATCTTGCAGCAGCTTGGCCCAACAAATCCATTGGTCACACCACAGCAATTTAGCAATACCTTGCGCAAGATTGTGGAGCTGTCTGGTTTCAAAGATGCCACCAGCTTTTTCCAGAATATCCCTGCTGACTATGTGCCACCAACACCACAGCCAAAACCAACGCCAGAGGAAATCTTGGCCCAGGTGCAGGCTGAGTCGATCAAGGCAGATATTCAAAAGAAGGCGGCTGAGTTGGAGTTAAAGCGCCAGCAAATGCTTTTGGATGATGATCTGGCCCGTGACAAAATGGCGCAAGATATGTATCTCAAAAAGTATGAAATTGAGTTAAAGTACAAATCACAGATCAGTACAGCGGAAATTGATGCCGCACAGAGTATTGATCGTGAAGCAATGCGTCAGCGAGCATTGTTGGCCCAGCAGCAAGCAGCACAGTTTGTGCAGCAGCCGCAGCCAGCAGCGCCTGAGATGATGCCCCCATCAACCTTGCAAGGAATGGCACAGTAAGTGACAAATGAAGACCAGGTAAATAAAGGCCGAAAGGCCAAGCAGCTGCTGGAGGACGAAACCCTCAATGCAGCAATTGCAAAATTAGAAGGTGACCAACTTTGGGCATTTAGATCATCTAAACCCGAAGAGTCTGTGAAGCGCGAAACAGCGTGGTGCATGTTGCAGGCCATTGATGGCTTGCGACAAGAGTTGATCAAGATCATGGACAACGGCAAAATTGCACAGAACGCGATTAGCAAATCACAGAAAAATCTAATTTAAGAAAAGACTATGGCAGAAATACAAGCAATGAATATGGTCGATGCGACCAGTGCTATCTCGGCAATGTTGGCCCCTGATGAAGGACAAGCGCAAGTTGACGAGACGCAGCCAGTCGAGGAGTCTGAAGAGGACTCTGAGACAGCGGCTTCTGAGGAGGATGAGTCTGGTGTGGAAGACGCGCCAGATGAAGAGACCTCAGAGGAACAGTCCGAAGAAGAGGAAGAGCAAGAGAAGCAAGAAGAGCCACAGACTTTCACTGTCAAGGTAGACGGCAAGGAAGTTACTGTCACGCTCGATGAGCTTCAGAAGGGCTATTCCAGGACCCAGGACTACACCCGTAAAACGCAGCAGATTGCCGAAGTGCGAAAGCAAGTCGAGCAAGAAACGCAGGCAGTACGGGCCGAGCGTGAGCAATACGCTCAATTGTTGGGAGCATTGCAAGCCCAACTTCAGTCTTCGGAGCCTCAAGTTGATTTGGATCGCCTCTACCAAGAGGACCCAATTGAATGGGTAAGGCAAAAGGAAGTCATGCGTGAGCGACAAGAGAAACTCGCGGCTATTCAGTCTGAACAGCAGCGATTGTCTAAGGTTGCCAAGTATGAGCAGCAGCGTGCGATGGAGGCCCAACTTGCCAGCCAGCAAGAAGCCTTATTAGCAGCTTTGCCGGATTGGAAAGACCCCAAGAAGGCAAAGGCCGAAAAGGCGCTGGTGATTGAGTCTGCAAAGGCGGCAGGCTTTACCGATGAAGATTTGAAGAGCGTTTACGACCACCGACTGGTCTTGTTGCTGCGCAAAGCGGCAATGTATGACCAAATGGTAAGTAAACGCCAAGGCATTAAGCCTGTGGTGAACAATGGCCCACGACCAGCCAAGCCTGGTGCAGCTGGTCGGGTTTCGACAACAACTGAGAGTGTGCGAGCAAAGCAGCGTCTTGCAAAAACCGGTCGCATCGATGATGCGGTCTCTGCAATTGAACTTTTATTGAAATGAGGAAATTATGGCTATCGTTAGCAATACATTTTTGACATACTCTGCAAAGGGTATCCGTGAAGACTTGTCCAATGTGATCACAAACATTGCACCAGAAGAAACCCCTTACATGAGCAACATTGGCCGCGAGAATGTGTCCAACAGCTTGTATGAGTGGCAGACCGATACATTGGCCGCAGCTGCTGCCAATGCCCAGCTTGAGGGTGATGATGTTGCATCGTTTGACGCTGTGACAGCTACTGTGCGTTTGCAAAACTATGCACAGATTTCACGCAAGACAATCATCTTGTCAGCTACTGAAGAAGTGGTCAACAAGGCAGGCAGACGCTCAGAATTGGCTTACCAAATTGCCAAGCGTGGCAGTGAGTTAAAGCGCGACCAAGAATTCGTCATGTTGAATGGCGGCATTGCGGTTGCTGGCGATTCCACGACTGCCCGTGTTACTGCTTCTTTGGGCGCGTTTGTTAAGACAAACACCGACAAGCAGACCAATGGTGTTGACCCATCTTACACAACGCTGCCAAACAGCGCCCGTACTGATGGCAATGTGCGCACATTCACTGAAACCATTCTCAAGAATGTGATTCAGAAGGTGTGGACTGCTGGTGGTACACCTAAGATTTTGATGTGCGGTCCTGTTAACAAGCAGCGCGTGTCAGGTTTCTCTGGTATCGCTTCCAGCCGCTTCAACATCGATGGTGGTGCAAAGCCTGCAACATTGGTTGGCGCTGTTGACATTTATGTCAGCGACTTCGGCAATGTCCAAGTTATTGCGAACAGATTCCAACGCGAGCGTGATGCATGGGTGATCGATCCTGACTACGCCAAGATGACTGTGCTGCGTCCTTACCAGCAAGTCGAATTGGCCAAGACTGGTGACGCTGAAAAGCGCATGTTGATCGTTGAGTGGGGTCACAAAGTGTTGGCTGAAAATGCCCACGGCTTGGCCGCAGACTTGGTTACTTCTTAATAGTAAGCAAACGGAAAGGGCCAGGGTAACTTGGCCCTTTTTTTAAGATGATTGAAAAAAAATTATTTGATGTCAACAAAGACCAGGGCATTACGCGCACTTGGCACTACAACACCGACAACGATGAAGTCACCATCCAGACCCAGCAAGATGTGACTGATGTCATTGAGGCCAACAAGGCCATCTACAACGCTGTAGATGAGAAAGCAACATGGAAAGGTGAGTGGCACTTGGTTGCATCTATCCCAGAAGCGCTTTATTACAAGATGAAGGCCGAAGGCAAGATCGATGATCAGGAATACATGAAAAAATGGCTCAACGATTCCGACAACCAATTTTTTAGAACACGCCCTGGAAAAGTATGAATTACATTGCAGTTTGCACACCGGCCCGTGATCAGGTCCACACTAACTACACATATTGCATGGTCAATATGGTGGCTTATCACACGCTCAACACCACAGACGCAATCAGTCTGAAATTGATGCAAGGCACAATCATCCAAAACCAAAGGGCTGACCTTTGCCTGGATGCAATGAGAGAGGGATGCACGCACATTCTTTTCATTGACTCGGACATGACATTTCCACAGGATTTGGTCGGCAGACTACTGGCCCACGACAAAGAGATCGTGGCCGCCAACTGCGCCAGGCGCAGAATGCCTACTGGCCCGACAGCTCAAAACTATGACGAAAATGGAAAACGCATTCCAATCTACACCATGCCAGAATCGACTGGATTGGAAGAGGTTGGAAGCATTGGCACTGGCATAATGCTCATCAAGCGCGAGGTGTTTGAGGGAATGAGCGAGCCATGGTTTGATATGCCTTGGCAGACCACACGGGGTTACATGGGTGAAGATGTATTCTTTTGTAAGAAAGCTCAAGAGCTTGGTTACAAGGTCTATATCGACCATGATGTCTCGAAGGAAATTGGCCACATTGGCACATTTGAGTTTCGCCATGACCACACCTGGATTGTGAAAGAAGAGATGGAAAAAGAGGCCCAATAATGGCACTGACAACATATGCGGAATTGAAGACATCCATTGGTGACTGGCTTAACCGGTCAGACCTGACAGCTGTCATTCCTGACTTTATCTCTCTGGCCGAGGCGCAAGTTGAAAGAACACTTCGCACCAGGCAAATGATCGTCAGGGCCAATGCGTCTTTTGATGCGCAATATGGTGCTGTGCCTGCTGACTTCTTAGAGACAAAGTCTCTTAAATTGACCAGCACAAATCCACAAACGCCATTGTCATTTTTGAGCATTGATGCGCTTGACAATGAGATGACCAAATACACAGCAAGTGGTAAGCCAAAATTCTTTGGTGTGGTTGGTGGCCAGTTTAGATTGGTTCCAACACCAGACAGCACTTACACCACTGAGCTGACCTATTACGCAAAGTTGTCAAAGTTATCAACTAGCAACACGACAAACTGGCTTTTGACATCAAACCCTGACATTTATCTGTATGGATCACTGTTGCAAGCTGCGCCATATCTGCAAGATGATGCGAGAATTCAAGTGTGGGCAACACTGTATGAGCGTGCATTGAATGACGCGCAGACAGCTGATGATCGCGGTGCATCTTCTGGTGGTGCATTGCTCACCCGCGCAAAGACTTTTGGATAAGGACTGGACATGTCATCTTTTACCGACCACACCGAAAACCTAGTTTTAACCTGGCTTTTGACAAGCAGCACGGCCACGCGCCCCACTGCTTGGTATGTTGGACTTTTTACGGCTGCGCCAAGTGACACTGGTGGCGGCACTGAAGTGACCGGCAACGCTTATGCTCGCGTGGCCACCGGCACAATCAACATCTCTGGCACAAGCCCCACAAACGCAACCAATGCAGCGGCCATTGAGTTTGCGGCAGCCAGTGGCGGTAACTGGGGATCAATCGGTTGGGCCGGCATCTTTGATGCAAGCACTGGCGGCAATCTCTTGGCCTGGGCAGCGCTCACAACTGCACGCACCATCAATGATGGCGATGTGCTGCGCATTCCAGCTGGCGATCTTGATGTCACATTGACATGACATGGCAGCCTACGGCTCTGGCTACTATGGTGGAGGCAATTACTCCTATGGCGTAAGCCTTGGAGCAGCCACATTTGCAGCCACCAGCACGGCTGCATTTAATGCAAAGCGCGTCTGTATAGGCGCGTTTTCTGTTTCAGCTTCTAGCACAGAGACAGTCTCGGCCAATGTCGTTAAAACGGCATCATTCTCGGTTTCAGCATCTAGCAGTGCAACAGCTGCTGCACAGCGCATTGCGGTGGCTGCGGCCACGGCCTCAAGCGCCAGCGGCATGTCTGCAAGCGCTTTGCGGTATGCGGTGGCAGCATCAACATTTGCGGCCACATCAAGCACCAGCTTTGCAGCCAGGCGAGTGGCCATTGGTGCATTTGCATCGGTGGATGCAAGCAGCATGTCGGTCAATGGGGTCAGGGTTCCATTAGTCCAAATCCTGATTGAAGACTTTGCCACAATGACTGTGGCCACCAGTGTGATTGTCAATCAGTCTGTATTGATTGCGGCTGAGTCTGGCATGAGCGTTAATGGCCAGAGAAGACAAAGTACACCAATCACTTTTGCTTGCGCATCATCCATGAGTGTTGATGCCAATCTAAAATGGGTGCCAGAGTCTGATACGGAAGAAACATGGAATGCAATCTCTGATAATTCAGAGACCTGGACACCGATTACAGACACAACAGAAACATGGACTGCGATTAGCGATTCAAGTGAATCTTGGACAGCAATTGCGGATAATAGCGAAACTTGGCAAATAGCCGCATAGAGGTGAAAAAATGGCAGATACCACAACGACCAACCTATTACTGACTAAACCAGAAGTTGGTGCGTCAACAGACACCTGGGGAACAAAGATCAACTCCGACCTGGACAGTGTAGATGCTGTCTTTGCGGCTGCTGGTAATGGCACAAGCGTGGGCTTGAATGTCGGCTCTGGCAAGACTTTGAGTGTGGCCGGCACATTGGTGGTGACTGGAGCCTCCAGCACAATCGATGCGACAGCCATCGGCTCAAGCACTCCAGACTCTGGCGCTTTCACAACATTAGCGGCTTCTGGCAATGTAACCCTCTCTGGAGGTACTGCTAACGGAGTAGCGTATTTAAACGGCTCTAAGGTTGTTACAAGTGGTTCTGCGCTTACTTATAACGGAACTGGTTTAGGTATTGGTGTTTCAAGTGCATCTAATCCTTTGCATATTGATTTTGATGGAACAGCAGCACGAATTGTTAGGGGTAGTGCTGTAGGTTTTTTATATAACACAGGAACTGCATCAACAGATTCATTCCGTATTCAGTCAAATGCTGGCCCTGTTGACATTTACACAGCAAGTGGTCAACCAATCACATTTAGCGCAAGTGCATCAGAACAAATGCGCCTAACCAGCACAGGTCTGGGTATTGGTACAAGTTCAATTCTTGCAAAACTGGATGTTGCTAAAACGGCAACAGTAAGCACAACAGACCCTGTTGGAAATAATGTTCCAACAATTCAAGGTAGTGCAACAACAACTTCTGGCAAAGCAATGTTGCAGTTGACTGCACTAAGTTCCGCTGGCGCTCGTTCTCCTGCGTACATTGAAGTGGGTGCTGTTGCTGACTATCGTTCGTACATGAATTTGGTGTACTCCGCTGATTCAGGAAACGCTGGCTATTTTGCAGTTTCTCAATTTAGTCCCGCTGGCGCATCAACAACGGAGCGTTTACGCATTGATAACTCAGGCAATCTAGGCTTGGGAGTTACTCCTAGTGCTTGGGATTCAGGATTTAAAGTTATTCAACTTGGTGGTGGTGCATATCTTGGTCAGTACAACAACAATGCAGTTCAAGTTGGTTTAAACACTTATTTCAACGGAACAAACTACATCTACACCACAACTAACGAAGCAAGTCGTTTTGTGCAAACAGATGGGCAGTTTCAATGGTTTAACGCCCCATCAGGCACAGCAGGTAACGCCATTACCTTTACTCAGGCAATGACTCTGGATGCTAGTGGGAATTTGGGGATTGGTACTACAAGTCCTTCAAACAGACTCCATGTTGCAATTTCTAGTGGGCCTTATGTAGCTCGATTCCAAAACACCAGCACAGCTACGGATCAATATAATTCTATATTGATTTATCAAGGCGCTAGTGGTTCAGCTACTGGTTACATTGGAACTGGCGGTTCAACGGTAGGCAATACAGCGTTCGCAAATAACTTTGTTGTTGGTACACAAACTAGCAGCCCGTTAGTCTTTACGACAAATGACACAGAGCGTGCCCGTATAGACTCAAGCGGTAACTTGCTGGTGGGGACTACGAGTGATAGTGGAGCAAAGTTTATTGTCAGCGGTGATTTTTCTAGTTCTTTTGGTACTCGTGTAAACACAACAGCAAGTGTTGGGTACATGACGCAGTTTCAAACATCTGGTACTGAGCGTGGTTACATTTATAGTTCTTCATCTGGAACAACATACAACACAGTTTCCGATTACCGCCTAAAGAACACCATTGCCCCAATGACAGGCGCATTGGCAAAGGTAGCATTGCTCAAGCCTTGCACATACAAGTGGAACGCTGATGGCTCTGATGGCGAAGGCTTTATTGCTCACGAGTTGGCTGAGGTTTGCCCTGATGCTGTAACTGGTGCAAAGGATGCTGTTGATGAAGATGGCAATCCTAAGTACCAAGGCATCGATACCTCATTCTTGGTGGCTACATTGACTGCGGCTTTACAAGAGTTAAACGCTAAATTTGATGCTTATGTTGCATCACATCCATAATCTTTAAAAGGAAAACATCATGTCACAAGTAACTTGGTCAATTAACACAATGGAACGAAATGTAGCTACAGGGTATGTCTCGGTAGTGCATTGGAACGCTACAGCAGTAGACGGAGAACACTCTGCCTCTGCCTACGCAACAGTCTCATGGGCTGAAGGCACTCCTGCCATTCCCTACGCAAACCTCACAGAAGCTGAAGTTTTGTCATGGGTGTGGGAGTCTGTTGACAAAGCAGCTACAGAGGCTTCTTTGGCGGCTCAGATTGCTCTGCTGAAGAATCCTGTTAAGGCTACTGGGACTCCGTGGAGTGCAGAATGAATTTGAATCTTGAAGTCAACGAAGTGCAATTCATCTTGCAGACTTTGGGTCAACTGCCATCATCCAGTGGTGTGTGGCCATTGATCGTTAAGGTTAAAGAGCAGGCTGACGCGCAATTGGCCAAAGAGACTGCACCAGCAGCTGAGTAATCATGGATGCTGATGTTGATAAACGATTAGCGGTCCATGAGGCCATTTGCGCAGAGCGATACAACAGCATTGCGAGCAGCCTCAAAGATGGCGACAAGCGCATGACCAAGATTGAATATCTGCTTTATGCAGCAATCATGGCCATTCTGCTTGGACCAGGTGTGGCTGCCGAGTTTATTAAGAAAGTATTTGGGATATGAGAG